GTTCCTCCACTTGTCAATGGGTGTGATGCATCACAAAGAGCAACACCGTCACCACCAGCAAAAGCACCTGCAGTAAAAGCATTATTTAATATTGATGCAGCTTTTACTTGCTTTGTATGTGCCATTGATCTTGCTAATGCACGTGTGTATCTTGCTCCAAGACGATCATAAAGATTATCTTCGATTGCTTCTTCAGTAATTGAAAACGCTAATGCAATAGTTTCGTGTGTGTACCTTGCTGTAAAGGATTCGTTTGCAGTATCAAAATTTACTGCTGAACCCTCAAACTTAGTAGGTGCAGTTCCGAAACCTGACAACATTACCTCTTCTTCGAATGCTCGATCAGAAGTCTCTGTGTCAAAAATTTCTGCATGTTCATTTTCGTATCTAGCGAACTCCATACCAAATAAGGCGTTGAGTCCAGGCTCTAGCTCTTTAGCTAATTGTGCTCGTGAAATAGGCATTACACTCTCCTATACGCCAAGGGTTGATGGAGTACCAGCAGCAATTCCACCGTTTGGTGAATTGAAGTGGTTATTTAATCTTACAACAACAGGAATACCTGCTGCGGCAAAATCCTCATTATTTACATCTTCTTGCCACCCCATAATACGGAGATTTAAGTTTGCAGTAGTATTTATCGTACTTACTCCTAACTTTGCAGAAGATATACCTGTAGTATTAGATCCACTTGTCGCAGTTGCAAAATTGGCATTTGCAAAAACATGACCACGAAGTGTTGCTTCGCTTGTCACGGATGCATCTGTTGCAATTTTATAAAGCTGCATTGGATCGTCATATACATACGCTTTAATAGGAAAATTAGAATCTGCTCCACTTCCTGTCCATTGGTTGGAGAAGACTGGTTTTCCTGTAGTAGAAGATACAAACTCACATCCACCAAAAACGCCAAGTAATCCAACTGTTCCACCTGCAGCTGCACCAACAATGTCGATGAAACCTGTACTTAATGGTATCACAGGAGATCCTTGATAAATTCTATTTGAATTATCGTTTTTGATTTCGTAAAGAGTATATCCAGAAACGCCTACATTATTGACATTAGAACCAAGTTTTTGTATTGGTTGTAAGCCAAAGGCGAGGTTTGTATTAGCCATGAATGACTCCCTATCTTAAAGTTAAAATTAGTCCTTAAACTTTCGTTCTTGGACCACCGAAGGTTACTTTACTCCCTCCCTCCTTAGTAATAGGCATAGAGGGGTGCTGTTCTTTCAGTAAGTCGTTATCGACTGCAG